ATTATAATATGAACTCAAAAACAGTATTAAATAAGATAATGTCACTTTTATCAAAAACAGAAGTTGAATTAACTTATGCAAAATTAGCAGACGGAACAATTGTTGAATCCAAAACATTTGATGTAGGTGAAGACTTGTTCGTAGTATCAGAAGATGGTACAAAATCTCCAGCACCAAATGGTATGCACGACTTAATGTTGAAAGATACAGAAGGTAATGAAACTATGTTCAAAGTAAAAACCGAAGAAGGTAAAATCGTTGAAAGAGAGAATGTAGAAATGGCTGATGAAAAAGTAAAAGACATTCCTCAAGCAGGCACTTACACAGAAGATGATAAGATGCCAGAAGTTCCAGGTCAAATCGAAAAAGGAACTTTAAAAGCAGCAGAAGAAACTGAGCAAGTAGAAAAACTTCCTGAAAGTGAAGATGCTGAATTAAAGCCTGAAGATGAGAAGCCTGAAATCGAAATCGAATTAGGTAAGAAATTAGAAGAAATGGCTTACAGAATTGAAGAGATGGAAAAGAAGATGATGAAGATGGAAGAGACTATGATGCCTCCTGTTGACTCTATGGTTGACGAAGAAGTTGCAATGGAAGAAGAAGAGTTACCGAAATTAGATGGTGCTCCAACAGAAGAACAAAAGTTTGCAGTAGTAGACTTAAACAGAAAAAATTATGGTAAGAAATCAAAAGACGCACAATCTTCTTTCTTATCTAAACTTTATAAATAAATTAATAAACTCATTTAAATTAAAAAAATGAAAGCAAGACAAAATTTCGCACTTCCTAGTATTACGACTACCTACGCAGGTGAGGCGGCATCAGGATACATCGCAGCAGCGTTGTTAAGTGCAAACACTTTGGATAAGAAGCTTGTAACTATCATGCCAAACGTGAAGTTCAAATCTGTAATCCAAAAATTAGACGTGAGTGGTATCGTTCAAGATGCTTCATGTGATTTCACAACTTCAGGTAGCGTAGCTATTTCTGAGCAAGTATTAACTCCAAAAGAGTTACAAGTTAACTTACTATTATGTAAGCAAGAATTCGTAGATTCATGGGAAGCATTGAGCCTTGGTTTCTCTGCATTCGATGAAATTCCTAAGAACTTCAACGATTTCTTAATCTCTTATGTAGGTGGTAAAGTAGCAGAAGCAACAGAAGAAGCAATCTGGACAGGTAATAACGCATCTAACGGACAGTTCGGTGGTTTCCAATTAGCATTCTCTTCTTCAATTGCATCAGCAACAACAGTAGTATCTGGAGCAATCACAGTATCAACTGGTGTTATCCCTGCATTCTCTGGTAGCACTTTAATCGGTGGTCAACCAATGAGTGGTTCTATCACATCTGCGAATGTAGTTTCTAAATTAAACGACATCGTAAACTCTATCCCTGATACAGTTTATGGTAAGCCTGATTTATTGTTGTATGTATCTACGAATGTAGCTAAGGCATACCAACAAGCTTTAGGTGGTGGTGCAGTAGGTGCTAACGGATGGAACAACCAAATGAACGTGGGTGAAAAACCATTCAACTTCAATGGTATTGAAATCGTATGGTGTCCAGGTATGGATGCTAACAAAGTAGTTGCAGCTCAAAAATCAAACTTATTCTTCGGAACAGGTTTATTATCTGACTACAATGAAGTGAAGGTATTAGATATGGCTAACATTGATGGTTCTCAAAATTACAGAATTGTAATGAGATACACAGGTGGTACTCAATTCGGTATCGGTCAAGACATCGTATACTACGGAGCTTACTAAAAAAATAATTAAAGGGTGGGTCTCAACACTCACCCTTTTTAATAACAAAACTAAAAAATTAATATATGCCTTGTTCATTAACTCTAGGAAGAGACGAAGTATGTAAAGAAAGCATCGGTGGTTTACAGGGTGTTTACTTTATCAATTATACGACGGGTTCTTTCACAGAAACAGCAGCTCAAACAGCAACTCCTTCTGGATTGTTGTCAGGTGTTCCATCTGGCTCAATTTTGTATTACTACGAATTGAAAGGAACTAGTGCATATACTGAAACTGTTAACACTTCTCGCGAGAACGGAACTACATTCTTTTCACAAGAATTAACTCTAAACTTAAAGAAGTTAACAAACGAAATGACGACTCAATTAAAGCTTATGGCTTATGGTAGACCTCAAATAATCGTTTGGACTAACAATGGTGATGCATTCTTAGTAGGTAAAAAAGAAGGTGCTGATATGACCGGAGGAACAATTCAAACTGGTGGAGCTTTAGGAGACCTTTACGGATACTCTTTAACTTTCACAGGACAAGAACAATTCCCTGCTCAATTCTTATCTGGAAGCACTACTGCAAATGCATTAGGTGGATTAACTGCAAACTACACAGTAGTTTACGGAGCATCTGCATAATATCATTCGGTATAAACACTAAAAATATTAAACCCTACTCTTCGGAGTGGGGTTTTTTTATTTAACTATTTTTATCTAAGTTGGTGTTTTTAATATATAAAGACAAGATAATGCTTAGCTATTACATATCTCAATCAAACTCATACACTATTAGAACACAGATAACGGGTAGTAATCAATTTACTATGTCGTTGACTGATATGATGGGATTGAATACATTTACTGCATCTATGACAGAAGTTAGTTATTCTGCATACGAAAGTATTCTTGCATTCACTGCAAGTATACAAAGTGCAAGTGTAGGTGGTGAATATCGTGCAGTCCTATATAATCAATCAGGTAGTGCATCTATTGATATATGGAATGGTAGTTGGCAAGTATATGCATCTCAATCAATAGATAAATCAGTATACGAAACTCAAAATACACAATATGTTTCCCACATTAGTGAGAACAAATATATCATAATGGATTAAACATGAAAGGACAACAAAAATTCTCAATAGTTAATGTAAATAATAATTCTCTTCCTATTATACAGGAAGATACTAAAACTCGTTATCCATTCGTTCCATTTGGTGTGTATGGCAATGATGATTTCTTTGATGCAGTTACTACTGCTTTCAATGTTAGTACAACTAATGCAGCATCTATCGAAGGTATTGCTGATTTAATATTTGGTAAAGGTTTATATTCCAAAGACCAAGTATTCAATGAGACTTTACAAAAGATGATTCCGCAAGAGGAAGTTAAGAGAGTAGCATTCGACTTAAAGTTATTTGGTAATGCAGCATTCCAAGTTTATTGGGATGATACACATACTAAAATTAAAAAGATGTATCACATACCTGTTCAGTTATTAAGAGCAGAGAAGTTAGGTTCATCTCCAATGATAGAAAATTATTACTATTGCACTGATTGGAACGACCAAAGAAAGGTAAGAGATAAAAAGAAAATACCTGCTTTTGAAACTTCTAATGAGAAAATGGAAATACTTTACATCAAACATTATTGTCCAGGTTTGTATTACTATTCTCTACCAGATTGGGTATCTGCTTTACAATTAGCAATGGCTGAAGGTGAGATAAGTAATTTACACTTTAATAATATTGTCAATGGTTTCTTACCAGCAGTGATGTTAAACTTCAACAATGGAGTTCCTGCACCTGAAGAAAGACAAACTATTGAAGATTTAGTTCAAGCTAAGTTTACAGGTACGGATAACGCAGGTAGATTTATGTTGTCATTTAACGATGACCCATTAACTAAACCTACGATTGATGTAATTGATATCACAAACTTACATGAGAAATACGACTATGTTGCAGAATACACACAGGATAGAATCCTTGTAGCACATAGAGTAACATCTCCTTTATTGTTTGGTATCAGAACAAAGAACAATGGTTTCAGTTCTCAAAGTGAAGAAATGAAAACTGCATTTAGTATCTTACAAACAATGACTATTGCACCTTTCCAAAACATTATATTAAATACTTTGGATTACGCATTAACTTGTTCTGGATATACTGAAGCTGAATTATACTTTGAACAATTAACTCCGTTAGTAATCTTATCACAAACAGCAGAAGAAACTGGTAAAACAATTGAAGAAGTTGAAGATGAAACTAATGATAGTATGGAAAATCCAGCAACAACAGAAGATACTGCTGACCAAACTCCAAATGAACCATTGCCAACTGAGAAGTTTACAATGCCAACAATATTAAGTAAAGAATACGAAATATATAAAAAATAATTATGTCATACGCATTATTCATAAACAGAAACGATATTATAAAGAACTCTCCGTTGCAAGGTGCAATTGATGCAGATGCTTTATTGCCGTTTTGTAGAACTGCACAAGATAAATACTTAAAGAATTTATTAGGAACTGTCCTATTTGATTACTTACAAGCACAAATCACTGCAAACACATTTAGTTCTTTAAGTTCTTATTATCAGGACTTAATGGATGACCACATCAAATATACTTTATTGTGGTATGCATGTGTTGAATATATTCCATTTAGTTCAGTTCAATTTAAATCAAATGGAGCAGTTAAACAACAAAGTGAACAAGGTATAGCTCCTGCTAAATCTGAAATTGATTATCTTTTAAACAAAGCTCTAAACAATGCAGACTATTACGCATTGAGATTACAGAATTACTTAATTGCATATTCTAATAATATACCTCAATACTTACAGACTGTTGGAAATCAAACACAAATATATCCTGACCAAAGTAATCAATACTTCGGTGGAATACAATTATAATAACTATGGCTCAACAAATCGTTCATAATACAGGTGTAAACTATACTCTCTATTACAATGCTTTGAATTATTTTAAAACAATAATGCAAAACCATCCATCTATTAATGCAGTAACACAAGGTGATATTACAAAGATAGATACAGATGAGTTTCCATCATATCCATTTGGAAATATTTTAATAACTGAAAGTAACTTTGGTACTAATGTAACCAATTATACAATTCAGTTGACGATTGCTGACAAGATTAAAAATAAGAATAACGAAAGTAACGAAAGAACGAATAAACAAACTGTACCATTTTATAGAACAGATGATACGGTTGATATTCACGCAAACACATTGGGTATCTTAAATGACTTAACTTCATATACGCAAAGAGGAGTTGCAGGATTTGAGATAAACGGAGACATAAATTGTTCGGCATTCTCTGACCAGTTCAATAATGGATTGGCCGGATGGGTTGCAACCTTTGAGTTAACGACCCACAATGATAAAAATCGTTGTCTTTTTTTTTTAATTAATCCGTCGGGGAGTGGGTATATAATTGAAGATTGTGTAGGTGGTGATAGGTATAAAGCAGTATTGGATGAAACTGGAAGTATAGGTCAAGTCTTTATGAGTAGACCATTTCCTAATTCATCAGGAGACATAACTACTTACTATGACTATCATTGTTACACGATTGTAGGTACATTTAGTGGAGAAGATGATTTTGATTATGTTAATTTACCAGTATTGGAATTACCATATGATAATTTTGTGACATGTGATTATTGTTTATTGTGGGCAAATCCACAAATATGGAATACCACACCACAAAAATGGGGATTAGGAACGGATGTAGCATTTAGAAAGTGGCAATACGATTAAAATTATAAAATAAAAATAAATGGGAAGTTTAAGTAACTTATATATTTCATCATCATTTCAAAGTTTATTACACTTTGGTAGTAACAATACTGCATCTGTAACATTAACGCAAATTGAAGATGGATTCGGTAATGGATTAGGATTGTATCTTAATTCAATTGGTAGTGCTTCATTAGATGGTGATTTGACTGTTGGTGGTGACTTTATTGTTAGTGGAGCATTTGACATTGAAGGTAAAGTAACTGTAAATGATAATGTAAGAGTTAATGGTAATTTAGAAGTTAGTGGAGCAACAACCTTAACAGGTAGTTTAGTAGTATCAAATGCAATTACTGCATCTAATATGTTTATCACAAATGATTTAATCGTTAGTGGTACAATTAGTGCATTTAAGATAGTAACTACAATAGAAAGTAGTTCTGTCATATTCTCATCTGGGTCTAATATTTTGGGAGATAGCACTTCGGATACACAAACACTCAACGGAAGTATTATAATGTCAGGAAGCAGTTCTTTGACGGGTTCTATGGGTATTACAGATAACTTAAATGTATTAGGTAACATTTCATCTTCTACAATTAGTGGAATTGGTAATGTAACAACATATTCTCAAAGTGTAGATGCAAGATTAGATATAGTTGAAGCAACTGCATCTTTATATATTCCGTTCTCACAATCAGTAGATAGTAGATTAGATTATATTGAATTATTTACATCATCTGCAAATATTAGTTTAAATAATTTAAACATAACGACACAAAGTTTAAATACTTCCGTTGCAAATATAAACATAACGACACAAAGTTTAAATACTTCCGTTGCAAATATAAATTTAACTACTGCAAGTTTAAATACATTTACTGCAAGTACAGCTATTTCTATAACTGATTTAAATTTATTTACAGCTTCTTTAAATGTAAACTTTGTTACATCTGCTTCATTTAATGCATATACCGCATCTGCAGATGGTAGATTGAATAATTTAGAATTAACTACTGCAAGTTTAAATACTTCAATTACAAGTATAAATTCTAAAACAGGAAGTTATGCAACAACAGGAAGTAATGTATTTTCAGGTAGTCAAATAATAACTGGGTCTGTTGATGGAAATGTAAATGTTTTATCAATTGCATCAAATACGGCCAGCATGGACTTAAATAATGGTAATTTTTATGAACTAACATTACCTTCAACTTCTAATAGTACAACTAGATTGAATATTTCAAATATACACAAAGGAACTACTCTATCAATGAGAGTTATACAAACAACCAGTTCTTC